AAACTACCATGCCTGACGAAGTAATAGAGCAGGTAGGTAAAGATGTCATGGATGCATTACGTAAGCAGTTTGGCAGTGGTGAGAATAGGAAGGACTTCAGACTACGTATGTCCAACTTAGGTAGACCTACTTGTCAACTATGGTTTCAGAAAAACAAACCTGAATTAGCTTCTTCTAAACCAAACAGCTTTATGATGAATATGATGTTGGGAGATATAGTAGAAGCAGTATTCAAAGGTTTGCTTAAAGCATCAGGAGTTAAATACGAAGAACCTGAAAATGTATCACTACAAGTTGGTGACACAAAGATAAGTGGTACTTACGATTTAGTTGTTGATGGTGCAGTTGATGATGTTAAGTCTGCTTCAGGTTGGTCATACGATAATAAGTTTGAATCTTTTGAAGTGTTAAGTCAGGGAGATGCATTTGGATATATTGCACAGCTTGTAGGCTACGCAAAAGCTGCCAAGAAAAAAATAGGTGGTTGGTGGGTAGTCAACAAAGCGAATGGTAAATTCAAGTATGTATCTGCTAGTAATGCTGATATTACAAAAGAGATGAACAAGATTGAAGCTACTGTTAAGACTGTTAATGATAATAAGTTTGAACGTTGCTTTGAGCCTGTAGAGGAAACATTTAGGGGTAAGCCTACAGGTAATACAGTCTTAGGAATTAATTGCAGTTTCTGTGACTATAAAAATTCTTGTTGGGAGAACCTTCAAGAGTTACCATCCGTAATGTCGAAAGCACAATTCCCTAAGATTGTGTCATATGTTGAGTTAAATGTCTCCTCATAAAGTAAGAAGAGAAGCACTAAAGTATGGGTATAGGAGTGGCTTAGAGCATAAGTTATCCCTTTATCTTGATGAGCTAAAGTATAAATACTTATACGAAGAAATCAAGATTGAATGGGAAGACTTATCTTATCGCACCTATACCCCTGACTTTGTGTTAAACAATGGAATTATAATCGAAACTAAAGGTAGGTTTATGACCATTGACAGACGTAAACATTTAGCTATAAAGAAACAACATCCTAATTTAGATATTAGATTTGTGTTTACTAATAGTAAAAATAAATTGAGAAAGGGAGCTAAATCTAATTATGCACAGTGGTGTATAAAATACGGATTTAGATACTATGATAGGATAATACCTGAAGATTGGCTAAAAGAAAAAGGAAAAAATAAACACCCTAAATTCATAAAATTTACAGGAACTAAAGTAAGGAGAAAATAAATGACAAATACATTCGACAATAAAGGTAATCAATTTTTTATAGAGATAGTTCCTAATATTACAGATGAGGGTAAGTGGACAGGTGTGTTTCAGTTAATAATAAATGCTAGGAAAACTAATATAGATGAAGATAGTTTTTATCAACTAGAGCAATTATGTCAGATGGGTTGTGCTGCCCTATCTTTAATGGAAGAAGACAAGACGTTTCAAGACACAGTATTAGATTATATGGATGCTCCTCATGAACCTGCTAATAACAATTTACCTAAAAGGGCAATGGTACATGACGTATCAGGAAATGTGATAACCTTGAAATTTGATAAAGGAATTAAGCATTGACATTGGCTAGTGAGGAGTATATAAAAGACATGAGACACATGGAATATATGAAAATGATGGCAGAAAAGGAGAGTCAAATGGATAAAAAAGATATGGTAAATAACCCTGAGCACTACAATAAAGCAGGTATCGAAACTATTGATGCCTTAGAAGCTATGCTAACAAAAGGATTTGACTATTATTTACAGGGTAATATAGTTAAGTACCTATGGAGATATAGATACAAAAACGGTGTAGAAGATTTAAAGAAAGCACAGTGGTATCTAAATAAACTAATAGAGGTCTACGATGACGATAAAAGTTAATATGATGCTAACATTGAGGGTAGACCCTGAAGAATACCCAATACCCTCTGATGAAAGGCTTGACGAAGAATTACAAGATTATATAACAGACTTAATACATGAGATTGATGGAGTAAAAATAACTAACATGAGAACAATAATGGAGAATAAAAACTATGATTAATAATTACTTACCTACTGACTACCAAAACTTTATAGCACTCTCTCGCTATGCAAGGTGGAAGGATGACGAACAACGCAGAGAGAATTGGGGAGAGACTGTTGATAGATACTTTGATTACATGGCTAATCATTTATCTAAGAATCATAGTTATACAATTACAAAAGCACTGAAAGAAAAACTATCTACACAGATAATGAATCTAGGTGTTATGCCTAGTATGAGAGCCTTAATGACATCAGGACCTGCACTAGATAGATGCCACGTTGGTGGTTACAACTGTAGTTATATACCTGTGGATAGTCCTCGTTCTTTTGATGAATGTATGTATATACTTATGTGTGGCACAGGTGTTGGATTCTCTGTTGAACGTGAGAATGTAGACAAGCTACCTATAGTCAATGAGCACTTTGAGGACAGCACTACTATCATCACCGTTGGAGATAGCAGACCCGGATGGGCAAAATCATTGAGAGAACTAATTGCTATGTTATACGTAGGGCAAGTACCAACTTGGGATACCTCAGAAGTAAGACCAGCAGGTGCTAGGCTAAAGACTTTTGGTGGTAGAGCATCAGGACCTGCACCTCTTATAGAGTTGTTTCATTTCTGTATACAGAAGTTCAAGGGTGCTAAAGGCAGAAGATTATTCCCTATTGAGTGTCACGATATTATGTGTAAGATAGGCGAGGTTGTAGTTGTTGGTGGTGTACGTAGGTCTGCTCTTATATCCTTGTCTAACTTAGGCGATGACCAAATGAGACATGCTAAGTCAGGTCAATGGTGGGAGAACGAAGGTCAACGAGCACTAGCTAATAACTCTGTAGCATTTAAAGGTAAGCCTGAAATGGGTACATTTATGCGAGAATGGACATCATTATATGAATCTAAATCAGGTGAACGTGGCATCTTTAACAGACAGGCAGCCAAAGTGAAAGCACTTGAGAATGGTAGAAGAGATGCAGATTATTACTTTGGTTGTAATCCATGTAGTGAGATTATCCTTAGACCGTATCAGTTTTGTAATCTAACTGAAGTGGTATGTAGAGTTACAGATGACCTAAACTCTTTGAAAGAAAAGGTACGTATGGCTACTATATTAGGTACATTTCAGTCTACACTAACTAACTTCAAGTATTTACGTAAGATATGGAAGGATAATACAGAAGAAGAAAGGCTATTAGGAGTTTCCTTAACAGGTATTCTTGACTGCCCTATATGGACAGAAGAAATTCTACAGATACTTAGAGATGTAGCAGTAGAAACTAATAAGAAGTTAGCTAAAGAATTAGGTATACCTCAGTCAACTGCTATAACTTGTGTCAAACCTAGTGGTACAGTTAGTCAATTAGTTGACAGTGCTTCAGGTATTCATGCTAGACACAATGACTACTACATTAGAACTGTTCGTGGTGATAACAAAGACCCACTCACACAATTTATGAAAGAAAGTGGCATACCAAGTGAGCCATGTGTTATGAAGCCTGACAGTACAACTGTGTTCAGCTTTCCTATGCAGTCACCATCAGGTGCTACTACAAGGACAGAGATGTCTGCAATAGAACAACTAGAGTATTGGTTAATGTTTCAAAGACATTGGTGTGAACATAAGCCTTCTGTAACTGTATCTGTTAAAGAAGATGAGTGGATGAGAGTGGGAGCATGGGTGTATGATAACTTTGATGAAGTATCAGGCATATCATTCTTACCGTTTAGTGACCATACATATGCTCAAGCACCTTACCAAGATATTACAGGTGAGCAGTACGAACAGCTATACAAAAAAATGCCAGCATCTATTGACTGGTCTAAGTTAGCTGATTACGAGAAGGAAGACACTACGAGTGGTGGTAGAGAACTAGCTTGCACAGCAGATGCGTGTGAGATGGTTGACATACAGGCTAGTTAGTGATAGAAGGTAGTGAATTACTTTGGTGGCAATGGTGGTTATTAATAGCCATTTCCATCAACACTACTATAAACTTAATAGTGTTCTTCAAAGGTAGAAAGTTGCACATACGAGAGTTACTGCATTTAAAACCTAAAAGAACCAAACCCCTAACTCCACGAAAGGAGAAATAACATGAACGCATTAGAACCATGTATAGAAGATAGAAAAAAGTTTGACATAGATTTAGAGTATGGCAAAGTTAGAGAAAAACTTGTAGCTGAGATGTTGCAAGATAAAAAGATAGAAGTTAAAAGTGAAAGGGGTATGTGGCAAAAGACAGGTAATATAGCCATTGAATATGAAAGCTATGGTAAGCCTAGTGGCATTAATGCTACAGAAGCTGACTATTGGTTTCACAATCTATGTGTTGGAGATGATACTTTCTGCACGTTAGTGTTTAAGATTGAATCACTAAAGAAGATAATCTCTAACCTAGATTATAAGAGAAGTGTTTCAGGTGGAGACCATAATGCATCAAGAATGTATTTGTTAAATCTACAGAAGCTATTCTCATCGGATGTAATAAAAGCATTTAAAGGAGCATAATATGAGAGAGATGTTATTACAAGCACTAAAGACTAAACTACTAGGAGAAATGAATAGTCACATAGCCAATATAGAAGTTATGATAACTAATCCTGTAGGTGTAGGAGACCATCCCACAATAATTGATACCATTGACAAAGAACTGTCAGCATTAGAACATGCTAACGGTAAATTAAACGTACTAATTAAATATTTAGAAAGGAGAAAAGATGATACAATCGAAGAGAAAAAGGAATCCCAATCTAAGTAAATATGATGCACCTCTGAAGATACAATTCACTAGAGGTATATCAGATTTTAAAAGAGGTAGGATTGTAAATCCATATCACCCCAATACTATGCAAGCTAGAGAGTGGGAAAGGGGTTTAAATGTATCCTACTTTCAACGATTAGAAAGGGTCAAACGTGATGAAGATAGAAGAAGAAGCGAGAAAATACATGCAGGATAAGTTTTTTATAAATGAAGTTATTACTCCTGACTTGTATGAAAACTTGGCAGGTCAAACTGCTATCTTTCCTAAAGATAAAGCTTTAGAGTATTTAGCATTAGGTATGACAAGTGAAGCAGGGGAAGTAGCAGGTAAAGTAAAAAAACTTATACGTGATGGCGAGGATGTGGAAGGCTTTGAAATGAAGAAGCTCGCCATTGCATCAGAGATAGGTGACGTACTTTGGTACTGTGCTATGATGGCAAAGGAAGTTGGAGTTCCCTTGAATACAATTATGCAAGAGAACTTGAGGAAGTTACATAGTAGGAAGGAACGTGGAACATTACAGGGTTCAGGAGATGAACGTTAGAATTAATTTTGTTTAAAAACACCGGGCACGGTTGGTCTAGTATAGAACTCATATAGTTTTGTATCACTACCTTTTAGTCGTTCTAATATAGCAAATGCTCTGACAAACGCTTCATCTTTAGCTAAATTACCTGATACGGTTTCTAGTGGTTCTGACCAACCATCCCTTTTTAACTCTTCTCTATATCTGTAGTTTAAAAATTTCTGTGTGTCCTTAGGTAAATCATAAAACTTAGCTTTGTGTATTCTTACTATCTCTTCATCATCAATGGATGAGTTAGGGTCAAGTACCATATCTCTAGCTCTTTGTCTATAGTTTTGTATTTGTGTTTTTAAATTCAAACGTTTTTCAAAGTCTGAAGGTATGTCTTTATAGTTATCACCTCTTATATAGGAAGTAATTTCTCTTTCTACAAACTTTGCCATAAATCCCCTAGACTTATTACTTAAACTACCATCTAATTTTATTTTTCTAGGAGCATAATCAAAGTAATCTAGATTTAATCTAGTTAATTCTTTCTCAGCTATTGTCTTTTCTTCTTGTTCAGATAAACCTAGAGTTAATTTCAACAGTGGATTAGTCATTGTAGTGCCACCTGACCTAGTGGGTCTTTCAGACACACCTGTTCTATCAGGACCAACTCCAGTGTAACCTAGTAATCCATCAACATTAGGGTCAGTAGTTTGTGGGAAAGAACGTGTAGCTTGTTTCATAAAGTAACCTAATAAACTTACATCTGTATTGTCAGGAACTTTTCTAAAATCAGGGTCAACAGTAGCAACTAAATCTTTTATAACACCTGCACCAACAGTAACTGTATTTATAGTATCAGCTAAAAAACGAACTAAGGGTTCTTGCCACTGCTCTTCACCTATATTAATTCCATTCAATCCCATATCTAAAGCAGAATCTATAAATTGTAATCCTGTACCACCTCTACCTTGCCCACCTGTTAAGGCATAAATTAAATCTCTCTTTGAATATCCTACGTCTTTTGCTATACGAGGATTTTGTTTTATTAAAGTATCAAACTCCATATCACCTATATTCAGTTTATATGTTGTATCATCTAAGTTAGGTAATAATTTATACATATAATCTGCAGCAACAGCAAATGCAGAGAAAGGTCCTAAGTTAGCACGAGCATCATAGAATCCATTACTTTTTAAAGGACCCATCTGTGGTGTATTATACTCAAACGCAGTAGTATTCTCGTCACCTAAGTTAGCTCTCATTTGTAGCATTGCATATAATGTAACTAAACCACCTATCTGTTTACCAAATCTTTCTGCTGTATCCGTCTTATTTAGTATACCTGCTGTGTTTATCATTCCTAACACAGGAGTATGTTCATAGATAAATCTAAATTGATTTACAAGATAACGAGGAAAAGGAGTGACAAAAGAACCCGGAACTGTAGAACCTGCTTTTATTATATAATCAAAAGTATCATTAGCAAAACCACCTTTACCTTTAAACTTACCTGTTTGATAAGTAAAATCTAATGCTCTATTTGCTGCTTCTGATATGGCTTTAGGGTCGATGCTACCAAACTTACCTGAAGTTAAAACATCTTCTAATCTTTGACCTGTGTTTCTCTGTATAATACCATCTAGTTCACGTGAAAAAATGGCACGTTTAAACATATTATCACTCATGGTGTTTAAACCATTAAAAAATCTAGCTACTCCAATAAGACCACCATCTGCTCCTGTCGCTAATCCTACATCTCCCATTTCTCTGAATAGTTCTTTTGCTTGTTCTGACCTACCAAATGTAGGGTCTTTAAATAATCTAACTAGAGCTTCTGTCTTTGTACTATTCATGCCTAAAACTAAATCTTTTAGAAACACAGCCTGTCTAGCATTTCTTAATTGAGCAACACCTGTGCGAACAGCTTTATCAGCTTCGTCTTTGAGTACTTTATCAGAAGAGTTTTTAATCCTATATATACTACCTTTTGCAGTATTATATAAACCAGCACCTAGATTATCTAAAGCATAAACATAGTTACGCATATATCCATTAGTAGTGTTACGTGCAGTAGTAGCAAGCTGTATAGTCATCATTCCTATACGTGCTTTATTTAAATGCGTAATACCTTTTCCAATAGAACTCATACCAAAAACAGCTTGGTCATTAAGTACTTTTCTAGCTTGCGATGTAAAGTCACCCATCTCATACAACGCAGCATCTATTTTATTCATCTTTTTAAACAACTCTTTTTGTTGTTTTTTAAGTATGCCTTGACTTCCTAAAACCTTACCTGCACGAGATATTTCTTCTGCATATAAATAACCTAATTGCTCAACTGTAACATTGTGGTCTTTTAAAACTTTACTAAGTTTGTTAGGTGATATACTACCACCTGTTATACCTCTAGTAATACGAGAACTAAATCTTTCCTCTAAATCAGCCTTACTTCCTTTTATTACTTGTGTTCCATCTTCTTTGAATCTAGGCTCTATTAAATGATAAACTCTAGCACCTGCCGCAGCTATGTTCTCTAATTGTTTTTCATCTAGAGACACACTCATGCCTTTACTATTAACACCCCAAACTTCGTCTTTAGTTATTTCCTTTTTAAGTTTTTTACCTTCTGCTAATTCTTCAGGTATAGTTTTTGCAAGAGACAATTTTTTCTTTAAATCTTTAGCTGATTCTTTAACTGCTTTTAATTCAGGGTCAGACATACCTTTAGCCTGACCTAAAAATACTTTTTTGGTATATGTAGAGTTAGCTTTTAATATTGCTTTTTTCTGTGCTTTAACAGTGTTTATAGCTATCTCTTCTGCACCAAAAGAAGACAAGGCTTGTTTAGTTCCTGTAACACCACCAACAAGACCACTAGCTACAGTGCTTATAGCAGCTCCTGTTCCTACGTTAGTCCAATCAATTTCATCTTTACCATCTATTGTTTCTACACGTGTTTGTTCTTGGGCAGCTATTGTACCACCTGCAGCCACAGAGTCTACTGCCGCAGAACCTATTGCTCCACGTAATCCACCCTTTTTTAAAGCTTGTCTTATACCAAATTTAATTCCTTGTTGTGCAGCTAGTGCACCTGCTTTTCCTGCACCAAATGTAAATATACCTGCATATGTAGAAGGAGCAGTAAATACCCCACCTAAATAATCTTTAGCTGCTTCCCATCCTAAATCAGAATCCATTCTGTCAAACGTATTCATAAGTCTACCCATACGTTCTCTACCTGCATCATCTGTTTCAGTTTGAGCATAAATTAAATCACGTGAAGCAGTGTACTCATTTACATTTTGATAACGAAAATGTTCCATATAGGCATCGTAAGCATCTTCAGCTTTTAGAATTTCATCTGCTTTATAACCACCTCTGTCAATTAAAAAAGTTTGAGCATCAGTTATAAACTGCTCATTCTTCAACAGTTTTTCTTTATTCAATTCTTTTTTTTCTAACTTAGAGTAATTCTCTACAGTGTCTACTGCCATATTATTTATTTAAACCTTTGTTTGCTAATTCTTTATTAAGTGCACTAAGTGCCACTGAGTCAGCACTAAAAGTTTTCTTTGCATTTAAAATAGCTAACTGTTGAGCACTTCCTGACAAAGATGCAATCTTAGCTATAGTGCTAGAAACTTGAGTTTTTAAATTACCTGTAATTGAACTAGTTACTTGTGTATTTTTTGCAGTAGCTGAACTTCCAGAACTAGCACCTACTGTAAATAGTTTTTGGTCAGTTAATTTTATAAAAGGTTTTGAAAAAACATCGTCACTATCAATACCATCAAATACAGGTCTTAGATTTTTTGTTATAGCATTAGTTATAGCTAAATTAATATCTACAGGATTAATATTAAATACATCTCTTGCTTGTGATGCAAATTTAACTAATTCATCAGTTTTTTCAAGTGCGTGTTCATACATATTTAACGCATCAGCAGCCTTTGTAAAACTACCATAAATATCATACGCACCTTTTATGCCATGAACACTAACAAAATCCTTTTCTATTTTTTTACCAAATGCTTTTAGTTCAGTAGAGCTGTACTTAGACTTTTGACTATTCATAAAAGTTAAATAGTTAGCTTCTGCCGCTATTTTTACACGAGAAGCTTTATCTAAATTACCACTCTTTATAAAATTATCAGCTACTCCCATCAATCTTGTGTATTCTTCTTTAGGATTAATATTATAACCTATTTCATAATCTTCTATATCGTCTAATGCAGACAAGGCTTCAGGTACATCTTGTAAGGAAGCTATAGTTAGTTTTCCTACAGTTGCATCTGTTTCTTTCATTACTGCCTTTTGTATCCAATTTTCCCCACCCAATAGTTTAGATATACCACCACCTACACCTTTCATAGATTCACCACTACCTATTTTCATGGCAGGTGTATAAAAATCTGCTAATTGTTGTATGGTTGCACTCTGCCCTACTCTTTCAGACAATTTAAATATTTGATTAACTGGTTTACCCCCTGCTATAGCTTTAGTATGTAGACTATTTATTATAGAAGCACCTTCGTCATAACCATATTTATCTAGAATGTATTGTGCTTGGTCTGTACCACCTGCTTTTTTAGCTAAACCCTTTAACTCTCTACTAAATTTTTCATTATCTTTTCTATAACGAGATTCTTCTATTTCACCTCTAGCTATTCTTTTTTCTGCTAACTTAGATTTAAGTTGATTATCACTATTTAGATATGTTTTTATGGATGAGTCAGCACTTTTTGCAAATCCCTCTACGAAACCTTGAAAAAAACTCATTATACTCTCCTTGTCATTAAGCCTTTAGGCTCTTCTTGTTCTTCTTTAACAACAGGTTCTTCTATGGGTAGTTCTTCCATGGTTTCATCTGTGTCTAGCTCTACATCTTTCATTTCTTCTTTTAAGTCTTGTAATGCTTTTGCTATCATAGCTTTGTTAGGTTTTCCTTTAGTTTCATTTTCTAGACCAGAATCATACTTAACATCATTTTTGTCACCAATTAACATCATCATTTCAATTAAAATAGGAATAGCTAATAGACCTGTATCTACACTATGCTTGCCTTCCATTACACCTGATAATTGCATAGTACTTGCTATAACAGTTAAAGGTACATCCATTTCCATAATAGGCAACAAAGATTCTTCAAAATCATCAGAAGCCATTCTAGTTACATAGTAATCAATAACCTCATCTATAGTAGAATATTGAGCAGGTTGTTGCCAAGGTCTAGCACCCAACTCATGTGTCAGAGACATTCCAGCAATAGGAGCATCCAATTTAGGTTCAATCATCATTTCCATTAATTTTATTCCTAGCATCGTTTAGTAAATTCCAACTTTTTTTAACTATAAAAGCAGGTTGGTCATTCTTAGCTTTTTTCTTCCTCATAAAATTTTTAACAGGGGTTAACAATCCTTTTCCTTTTGGTGTTACCACTTCTTTTTCAGTAGGCAGATTTCTTAGTGCGTGATATAAATTCTTGCTATAATTATTTATCATATTACTCTATCCATAAATATTTTTAATATACTTTTAATACTAGGTTTATCTTTTATAAATTGAGCAAAGGTCTTGCCATAATTTAAGTATAACCAATGTAACCATCTAGGTGAATCCTGTAGCATCCAATATCTAAACTTAACCCAACGTAAATCAGAAACCCCATATACTTCTCTTGCAACCCAACAAAATTGAATTGCTGCTGCTCCTAACGTTCCTATCAAACCACCAACAGCACTACCAGCAGCTGAAGAAGATTGTCTTTTTGAAGCAGCATCTTGTTGGTCTGCTGTTAACTTAGCTTCTGCTAAAGTAGCTACCCTATCCAATTCATTCTCTGCTGATGTCCATGCCCATTCCATGCTATCAGCATAGTACTGCCATAGATTGTCGTAAGAGTTTTTTGATATATCTAATAGGGCATTGGCATTTAATTCATTAGAACGATTTACAGAAGCAGTGTCTGCTGTAGCAATTTGTCTTCTCCATTGAGCATTACTTTGTGATATAACCATTTGATTCTGTGCATTAAATTGGTCACGTTGATTATTTAACTCTGCATTAAATCTTTCTACAGTATTAGCTTGACCTGCATTAAATTGTCCTTGAGCATTGGCTTGAGTAGAATTAAATTGTGCGACTTGAGAACCTAAACTTTGAAAGAATTGGTCTACTTGATTTTGGCTAGATGCATTAAACTGTCTACTAGCATTTGTAGCAGCTTGGTCTGTAAACAAACTTTGTGTTCTTTGTTGTGCTTTAAATAAATCAGATTGTTGTTGATTAGATAAGTTAGCCATATCTAACTGCATAAAGTTCTGTGCATTTTGTACAGCAGATTGTTGCCTATTACTTAAATTAGACATATCCATATTAGATAATGCTGATGCTTCTGCTATAACTAAAGCTTGTCTATTTGATAGATTATTTAAGTTCATAGTGTTAGCAGTTCTACTATTTTCTAAAGCAATAGATTGTTCAGCAGTAAAGTTTTGATTAGCTATATCACCTATACGAGAAGCATTTTGCACTCTTGATTGAAAAGCTTGGTCAAACTCCTGTCCTATAAATGTAGCTCTCTGTTGTGCCGCAAGCATAGCACGTTGTTGTCTATTAGATAAGTTAGCTGACTCAAAAGCTGCATTAGTCTGTGCATCTGCTTGTGCTATAGGTAATGCAGATTCTAATGCACCTTGTATCATGGCTTGTCCTGCCATTGAAGATGCACCTAAACCTCTTTGTGCCATCTGTGCCTGTACAGCACGTAATGTTCCTGCTGCCCATGCAGGTGGATTGCTTGCATCAAAGTTAGCAGTAAGTGTAGCAAGCTGTCCTTGAACAGTAGCTTGATTTGTTGGGGTAGCTGTGGCGGCTTGTATTTGTTCTGCATATGTAGATGCTGTTTCTGCGTTGGCTGCACCTGATACTAATTCGCCATCTTGTATTTGACGTTGTACAGGATTCTGTAATAAGGTAGCATTACCTTGAGCAGAGTTTAAATTACCTACACTAGTTGCTGTTTGTTGAGCAGCTAATACTTGAGTACGAGGGTCAGTAGTATTTGTTTGAGCAGCTTGAAGTGTATCTAAAGAAGTATTAACTTGCTCTGCTACACCTTGAGCATCCACAACATTTGCTGTAGTAGCAATAGGTTGGTTAGCCATAGTAGTTTGAGCCATAGCTGTTGGTACGGATACTGTTCCTGATACTTGACCACTTGTAGGTGCAAGCATTTGTTCTTGAGTTAATTGAGTTCCTACAGGAACAGTTGTTCCACCTGTAGGTAGTGCAGGAGTAATAGCTTGTTGAGCTGATACCTCTCCTATTGTAGAATCTGTTGGTACATCTAGTTGTGGTATATTTTGTTGTGGTAATCCACGTGGGTCAGGTTGAGTTATAGGTGTAACACCACCTGTTTGCATCTTAACAACACTACCACCTTTAGCCATCTGTTGTGCCTTCTCTTGAAACACAAGCATCTCTCTTTGTTTATCAGGGTTCTGTTGTAGATAGCTGTCAAACTCTTCCATGCGACCTGCATATCCCATACGACTAGCTATCTTCTGCATCCCTTGTGGC